CGCAATAACAATGACTATGAGTTGCAACAGAGCCAGTCCGGAAATGCTGACTACGAACAGCGCAATAACAATGACTATGAGTTGCAACAGAGCCAGTCCGGAAATGCTGACTACGAACAGCGCAATAGAGACAACCTTTATACAGGGATAGGTTGCACAGGTATGGATGTGCTTACAACAGAAAATCCATCCGGTCCAGATGTTATATTAAGAGACAGATATAATAATCCTTTAATATACAAGCCATGAGAGAAAGAGAAATTTGGATACGCCTGCTGAAAAAGCAGATAGTAAACGATGTAGCGGTGCAATGCAATCTGATAGGACGCTCATTACAAAAGAGCGAAGATACAGAAGAAACTGCATCAGAAGTAATGACACCTGATGATGAGGCCACAAAGCCGGTTGTGGCCAGAGCGATGACGGAGGCTTTCGGTGAGGTGAAACGTGTCTGTCAGCAATATCTGATAACAGGCCGGGACACAGACGACAACCGTCTTGAGAGAATCAACGAAATGAACCGAAGTACTGAAACGATATCATCTGGATCACTGGGAACTTACAGCCTTATACCCGGACAAAGTTACATCATCCGAGTTATTACAGACGTATCTGTAACGGTAAGCACATCAACAGACAAGGTACTTGGTCAAGTAACCGGTACCGGGCAGTTTGAGTATATCCCTTCATCAAACGAGAGGATAAAGATAGAAGGCAGTGACGGCAAAGCGGAGGTGACTTACTTTTTTGGTGACTTCGGCATGTATGAATTAAAGCTTTCCATGCCTGCAAGTTTCAATATCAGCATGACGGAAACCATCAAAAGTTGCGCACACCGTATGATGGTGGATTATGTAATGAGTGCTGTCCTTAATAACCAACTTCCGGAAAAGGCGAAAGAATACGCGAATTTCTTTACCGGTGACATAGAGGGTTTGCGTGATGCCTTACGTTCAAGAATAAAACTGATGGGCAGGAGACCCACGGACTGGAGTTGATACGGTGCCGGTCCCGAAAGATCGGACTATGTGCCATCTCCGGAACCGGCTTTTTCCAATGCGGACACACGTTTTTCCAGTTCGGACAAACTGGTTTCCAAGCCGCTTACATCCGGTATCTCACCACGTATCTCGATCAAGGATTTTGATATTTCCTCAAATTTTTTGTCATATTCTGATTTCATCCGTTTCAACTCGTTTATAGCAGACACCATAAGCTCAAGATTCTGCTTGGTCTGGCTCTGGTATGTCCTGAACTCTTCACGATGATCATCATACGCTTTGTCCGCCAACCTCAAGATATCAACGATTATCAATCCTGTAAATGACAAATAAAAATCACCAATTCCGGCCCATTTCCCAGAAAGTTCATATTCCTGCCATTCCTCCGATTGGTCAATATGCTTCGTCTTCAACGCATAATCTCCCTGTGTATCCGTAAAACCTATTGTAAGATCACCTGAGGATTTACAAAGGAACCGCACTGAAAGAAACAAAGCATCATATTCTTCCGTGTAGTCAACAGTTATAGAAATGTTCTCTTCCGTCAGTTCTCCTTTCTTCTCATTAAATATCCTATGTTTCTCCGGCTTCCTGATGAGGCTGTTTTTCTGTAACACTCCCCCATTGCTAATATGCAGCAACTTCCGGTACTCATACAAATCCGTATATGCCCCCAAAGCATCATCTGAAAGATTGAAAAACTCCCATCCTGTCTTATCTGAGAAAGCGGAATTATATAGGTAATTGAATGTTGATGAGCATATATCAACTGCATCAACATAACTTTCAGCTGCCAGTGACTTGTCAAAAATAGACTGGTTGTCATTACCTCCTCCCGGTAAATAAGACGGAAGGCCAACGCCCCCTCTCCTGCTATTCCCGATTTCCTCTCTTTGCGCTTCCTGTCCGCTTCCTCCCTCAAGACGGAATACTGTCAAGACTTTACCTTTTTGTTTCATAAGTCGTTATCTTAGTCGTTTTTCAGGCATGATATCATATATCAGCCGTATTCCTGATATGTTCTCTTTAGCTGTCAGTGCTGTTTCCAACGCAATGCGGTAGTATTTGAAATACCTTCCTCTTATCGCTCCCACACGTCTGGCCTGCGTTTCCCCTATCTTATACCATTTCTTTCCATCCTGTGAAGCAAACAGTATCATTTTCTGCTTACCTGAAAAGATGCCTTGTACCGACATATCCATAAGCCGTTTTAACTGCAAAGTATCCAGTTTCAACGCTCTTGTAACAACAATCCCTTTATTTATCACCTCGGAGGAATAATCATATATATCTGTGAGCCGGACAATCCTGTCTTCAATATGCACATACGAATATGGAAATATATTGACAACAGATTTAACACGTCCAAACACGGCCGTGTTCCATCTGTTTTCAGGAAGAGAAAGCACAAAAGACGTATCCATATCCTTCAGCATAAAAATAATCCGCTGGTTCGCATAATCATAGGCTATCATGGCTGTCTTGATCAGTTCAATAGGAGGTTTGTCAATCATTTCCATATTTGTTCCAATTTCTTCCGGCACAGGTTCGAAAACTCCCTGCAACGCCTGTGATATACAATCTATGGAAGCCCCATTTGTGATCATAACACCTCTGGATGAAATGAACAACACTTCCGAATCCATCTGTGTGATTGATCTGGAATTCAGGCATACGTCTCTCTGTATCGGAGAAATGGTTGAATAAAACCCTTCAGAATTGACGCTCATCGCATAATTTCCGTCAGAACAGAACAGTAGCATGGGGAATTGTCCGAACTGTCCCTGTGATATGGCTGTAGTAACCGGACACATTGCATAAATGTCACCGTTCCCTATTGTATAAACTCCATTCAATGGGAAATAAAAAGGGTTTCCCACTTCCGAAACAAACATCTTGTTGCTCAGTTCCTCAGACTGCAAGGGTGTAACGGACGGTACGGATGCCGACGATTCATTTGTATTTTTTAACAAGCTACAAAAATACGCCCCATTTAAAGTCGGATGTTCCGCCAAAGGATACTCAAACACCATGGAACCGACCACAATCACCATTTTATACGCATCTGTATCAGGATAAAACAGATATACAGGAAGTATCTGTTCCAAAACTTCCGTATCACTTTTGACTACAACATCCCCGTTGCTCCCATGTATATACGTATATATTGAAACCGAAGAATCCCCACGACCTAGGAATTGTGATATACACATGGGATTGAATCCCTTGAAAAAAAGTTCTTTTCACATTTGCAATATGCAGACGGCTGTTATATGTCGTGGAAAAGTCAGGAATGATGATATCGTGTGTCATATAATCATCTGTCAATGTCTCCCTAAGTTCCAAATTGCTCAAAATATGATCCATGTCCCCTTCCGCACCAAACAGATAGCGGATGTCGCTGGAAAGTTCGTCCAGTTCCAGAGTCTTCACATGATAAAAGAGGGAGGCGTTACATATTTCCTCCTTGAACTCATTACGTACTTCCATGCCCCATGCATATGTAGCAGCAGCCTCGTTTCCAAACTTTCTATCATAAGCCTCGCTAAAAGGCCTTGGTGGATAGGAGTACTCTGACAAATCATCCATAATATATCCGTATGTGTTGCTCTTGCCTTGGGGAAGATCTTTCAACAGACTCTGACTCATGTCTATTTCACCGTCCGTATAAAATGTATAGAATTGGGAGGATATAAAAATATCCACTCCTTTTATAATATCCCCCCACTCCTGTATCGCCTCCTTGTCATTGTTGGCACATGCGTATGAAAGCCATGAGCAGAATGAGGATATATAACCAATGCCGGTAAAAATCACCTGACTCAGCCGCTCAATTTTACTGACTACCACCGGTGCACCGGAGTCATTAGGCAACATAAGCACAGGTGCGGACTGCATGATGACAGAACCGTCATAAAGGCGGTATGCATAACGTACAAAAAAAGGGAAAATGAAATATCCGTCTTCTTGCTGTTCTGCTATATACTTGTTTATCTCAGCATGTACTTTTGTGGATATCCCCTGTACATATTCATCTTTTATCTGCCATTTATCCCCATTAATCCACATCTGTTCCTTCTTGTACAGTTCAAATTCTCCGCTTCTTCTTACAGTTGAATGCAAGGAAAACACCAAAAGTGGTTCCGGAGGTTTCTGCCCCAGATATTTGTAGTTTCCATTTTTCCATAAGAAATAATGCATCCCGTCCTCAGCAAAGGCGACAAGCGTGTTTCCTACCGACAACAATGAACTGGCAGGTATAGACTCATCCAGCAATGTAAGTGACAATTCCCCCTTATTATTCACATCAGCCCAATATAATGACAGACCGTCTTGAAAAATAAAATGTGAATATGACGTAGCGGAATGTATATATAACAGTTTAGCGGAGTTATGACTTTGTGGAAGGATATATTTCTCTCCGGCAAGAACAGAAGGCCTGATACTGCCGTCATGAATCTCCAGCCCGACAGATGCGGAAAGCTGCCCGTCAGGAGAAATATCGGAATAAGGTGTCAGGTTAAGTCCCGAGAAAGATATTTGTTTCTCCGTCATAATACTTCTTTTTTATAAAATGAATAATAAACATCACAAATATAACAACTTACATGTTCCTGTTCTGTATATTCTGAACAGTTGAGGCTATATCCCTTACCGGAGATGTCGAGATCCGCCACACAACGGTCACGACAGTACCGTCCTTGCCTTTCAGAAAAACCGGCTTCCCATGAAAGCGCAACCTGCATATCTCATTCCCACCCCCGATTCTTTGCAAAGCACGTGTCACATACGGACTATGAATCTCACAAGATGAGGGAAGAAAAAGAAGATGGGGACGGTTCTCACACAACGGATCATAAGAGAATATCATATATGCCCTCACTTCCCCCAGCACAACGATCTGTACAGAGTATTTTTCCGTCAATCCGGCTTTCCGAACACATTTTTTACTTATAGTCACATGCTTATGCCTGCCATTAACATATATATGATGCTGAAGCACGGGAATCTTAAGTTCCCGTGCTGTTCTTTTAATATCTGACGGTATGTTTGCCAGTTTCATAGCGGAAACAACGGTATCAGTTTGTACGCTACCGTCTCACCGTCATGCTCGTCCTGCACTTTCCATTCCTCAAGTCGGAAAGTGTATGAGGTTACCAGCGGATCTATTTTCAGATCATACAATATCTGGCTTGGCGGTGTCGTATCCAAATCAGCATAGCTGGAAAAGAAGCGAAGACATCCGAGGAAACGTCCTCCCACATGATTGATATGTGTCCGGTTCATCCATTCAGGCTTGCATGGCTGGAGCATGACGCTGTCCTTCCCCAGTTCTTTAAATATTATAAAAGCTCCGGTGGGCATTTTGTCACGGACAAACATCCGTCTGAAAAGAATGTCCCTGTGCAGTCTGGTATTCCGAAGACGGCATATAGATGTATAACCTGTCCTTACCGGCTCCTTTCTGTTTTCCTCCAGCCGCTTGTATTTCTTATCCAGATCCTCTATATGATCCGGATGGATCAGAATATTTTTTCTCTTGTTCTCCATGGCTAGTCCTCAATAAAATCAATCATGAAATACTCTTTCCAGGACACATCCCCGTTGTCAAAGCACACAAGCGCCCGACTCCCGTCCTTTGAAATCTTCCTTACTGTCCCCGTACAGGTGATATCCCCGTCAAAAAAGACACGCGCACCTTCCTTGCACTGTGTCCTGAATACATTAATTTTCATTGTCGTCTTTTTTATTTAAATGGTTGGATTATTAGAATACTGTTTGTTGCAATGCAACAGTTCGAAATAGCCTGTCATGGCTCCCCTTGGAAAAGCACAATGACATGGAAGACCATATATCTGACATGCGCAATGTTCGCACGGTGCTCCGGTCTGCTCATATTTCGTAACCGCATCCTTTCTTGTCATAAGCTCGTTATAATGTATCTCGCTACATTCCTTCCAGTCATCATCTTTCGGACGTACGGACATGGCCGGATCTATCTCCGCATAATAATAACGCATCTCTACTTTCTGCGGATTAGCGCGCGATACAAGTATACGTCCGAAATGACGGTAAAGCCTGTTCGGCAGCACCTTGCCTTCCGGCACGGAGCGCAACTGCGGTATGAACTGATCCTCCTTGTGGAAGAGCCGTATGAGTCTTATCACCCATAATAACATCTTTTTTCTCATGGTTCCTGTTTTTTTGTTTCCTTGCGGACATAACGATAAATAACATTCTGTGCGTTGAGGCTTATTTCATCACACATTTCTCCGAATAACGCGCTCATACGCTCATCACCGAAACTGTCTACATACCGGGTTATGTCCCGGCACTCTGCCGCAGCCTTCTTCGCCCTGACCACTACGGGAAGGGTTACGGAACGATCAAATCCTTTAAGATATTCCTCGAACTCCAGCGCCGCGCCATAAAGCATGTCAGCGAATACGAATACCTGATGCATCAACACCAGCGCCTTATCCCTCTCCTGTGGTGTAAATTTTGGTAGAAGAAATGACAACGGCACATGTTCACGAACATTCTGCAAGGCCGCAATTTTTCGTTGCAGCTCGGCCATTCTGGCGTAACGGCGTTCCTTTATCGCCATAGCAAGCTGCCTTTGTAGTTTTTCTAGTTCTTTTTCCATTTTATATCCATTTACGACGGCTGTTGCCGCCAAGGTGAACAATATTGAACATCTCCTTGACACGGTCCAACACATAATCTCCGTATAGGTTGCGAAACTGCGACAAATCCTCCATGTCGATGTTTGTCGTACCGAATGTAAGCATCTCATGCCGAAGTTCGTAACGCATCTGCAAGATGGTCTGTATGACATTGCACGACGTACCGAAATGCTTTGCATTTTCCTCCCGCCCAATCTCGTCAATTATCAGGTGTCCGGCCATGCCTTTTGTTGTCCATCTGTCAAGCGCCTCCGTACCTTGGGAGGAATAACGTAAGGCTATCTCCGTGGCCGAACGCATCTCAAAACAGATGTCGGAACGGCGACAACCGTATACCAGTCTGTTGATAAGTGCCATATAGACTTGCAGTCCTTTCAAGATGGTGGTCTTCCCGCTTCCCACCGGACCATAGAGCAATATTCCTTTCTTTCCGGACAGCACATCTGACTTATGCCATACCCATTGGTATATCTCGCTTAGCAATTGACAATTTGAATCGTCCACCATGAAATCAGGAGTAACAGTCCGCATGGAAAGTATCAGCCTGTGCTTCCAGAACTTCTCTATTTCCTCATCGGACAACATCATCCTTACGTCTCCCATCCGGAAGTTATACTTTCCCCTGTCCTCCCAGTTTGATGATGTGTGGGGGATCGATTTCATGACCGTAATTGTAGTCCTGTCCTCCGGTCCGGGCATTAGTTCTTTTATCTGTTTTGGTTCTTTCATCGGATTTACATTCAAGCTTTTTATTCAGCCAATTGGAGAAATGCCTATATTCGTCTCCCGGATTGACCATTGTACAATTCTCATTCTGAAGTTTCCGGAAAAATTCTTCCAGAAAGTCCGATAATGTTTCCTGATTGAAAGCCTTGTATCCCTCATGATGTTTGTTCATGATGAGGCCTTCCGCCCAGGAATCGTTCCGCTTCATCTCATCAAACAATTCCTGCAAGGGTTTCAAGGGGGAAGAACCAAAAACTTTTTCTTCTTCTTTTTGAAATAAAACATCATCATTATCATTCTCATAATCATTTATAGTTAGGTTTGTTACGCTTTGATAGCCCTTGTTACTTTTGTTATCACTTGTTAGATTTGTTACTTTGTGATAACACTTGTTACTTTTGCTATCTTTTGTTACATCCTTATTATACCGACTGGCCATACCTCTCTTGCCAGCCTCACTTCTTTTTGCTATAATATCGTCGTATTTGTCTTTATTAGAGTCTATCTGATTTTTTTATAAAGGAGAATGCCATTTTAGCCAACGGTCTCAGCTCCGACAATGTCCCCGACTCGGCATATTCAATGACCGCATCGTACACTTCAAGTCTGACCTCCGGTGGATAATCCACTAACACCTCTTTCCATTCAGTATAAAAAACAAAAGACTTCCGTCTGCTTTCCTGTCCCATAATACGAGTATATTATTTAATCATTTATTAATAGTCAGCCTGAACAAGCCACGTTTTACAACCTTTCTTTGTATCAGTCCTTCCCTTATCATTACCGGAACAAGATTCCGCACATATTCGATAGAGATAAATTCCGTTCTGACAAAAAGATCCTGCAAGGTTCCCAAAAAGCCATCCGGCCCGCAATTTTCTATAGCGCGAAGAATACATACTTTTGAGAAGCCCAATTTAAGCAACAAGGCACGAGAAAGAATGACTGTATCAGGTGGTACGTAATCCTGAACTCTCTTATGTTCAACCAGCAGATCTGTTTCAACAGCCATACGCACACGATGGTAATCCCTCCATTGTCCGTTGCCACAGGTCAGCTTTCCTGCCATACGGTCAATATCAGTCACTGTGGTACACGTACCATTATAGGTTAATATTCGATCTCCGATTTTCAGTTTTTTAAATTGTAAGGCATTCATGATATTTTGATTCCTTTCTTTCTAGTTTTAAATATTAATCTTTTTCAGATGAAAGTGTTAGTCGTGTTTATCACACCAGCAGAATCAACGCTCTTACCATCCCGGATAAACACTTTTTTCTCGCATTAACTCTTCATAGTCATATCGTGACATTCCGATTTACACACACACGACCATCAACATACAATTTACATTTCATTAATTCAGTTTCTTCTATCGGACCGATAACATCTATTTGAATTGTTCTTTTATTCATAATTCATTCCTTTCTATTCTGTTTTGAATCATAACATTTCCATAATCTCATAGTGAAATCCAGGAATAATCTTGGGGTTATTCTGCTTCATCGTATGTTATTTATTATAAGGTCAATTAAAACATTATTTCTCGTATGATATCCTATATCAAGCAAGTCACATAAGAAGCGTTTGTTTTGCTCGTGGTTAACTCCCCACTCATTTTTTTTATCGGGAGTGCCTGTTTTTCGACACTGTATCCTCTATCCTTCAACTCCTTAATCAAATCATCGTCGTCAGCATCCTCTAGAAATTCATCAAAATAATCATCAAGGTCAATTTCCACCTCTACCTCTGTACTTATTCTTATCATTCTCATAAATCTTATGATTTTAAAATCATTCCCCCAACATCATGTTATCCATCGCACGCTCCAAATCTGGACGCCAAGCCAAGCAAGATTCCTGCGGATCGCAAAAAGTGTCAATCAAACATTCAGCGGCAACCACAACACGTTGCCAGTTGCTACATCCGCATAGTCTCATCCTACGTTTGATAAATTCATATAGAATAAGACGGTTGTCCACCTCATCCTCTTCACAATATTCATCCTCTGCTATTTCCTTGCGGATAGCAAGAAGTTCCTGTTTATCCTCATCACCATCATCCCATTCTGTCCATTCTTCTTCATTACACCATTTGCTGTTGAAGAGTTCCTCCATCGGAGAAAGCAGATTATACACTTTCTCAAAATCATCCTTAGATGCTTTTGCTATTGTCATTCCATGTGTTGCCATTTCTATTAAGTTTAAGAGTTATTATTGGGGAGGGGGGCAAACAGGTTGTTCCCCACCATATATCCATTTTCTATCAGTTCCTTCATCCATTTCTCCTCTATGGCAGGAAGGAGCTTGGCTCTCCGGTATACTGTCCTATCTTTAACATTCACCTCATTGCCTTTTTTACGAAGCAAATAGTGAAGCTTGTATAATCTGTTTCTTGTTGCCATAAACCATATTATTAGAGTTTCTATATGATCTTTTTGTAGAACTTACATATCTGTCCGTACTTGTTACAGGCGCATTCGCGGTGCCCCTTCGCACTACAGAAACATGAATTGCCCCGATGGTCCGAACTATTGGCACAATTACGGCAGTACACACGTTTCGGCTCCACTCTTTTTAACGTCATAGTCACAGGGGTGAACAGGTTCGATAATAACGGCTATACCACAGCTTGAAGCCACATCAAGTTCAAGCTTGCATCCCTTAGACAGTTCCCATCCGGGAAGCATGAAAATAGCGTCACATTTCAGCAACATCGCGATATCGGCTCTCATATGCTCTCTCCAATGCGCATTATCAGGAACACCGTTATCGAAAGGATTCACAGGATCATAACCTTGTGATTCAAGTCTTTCTTTCGCCATGAGAAAAGCATGCTTCCGCTCATGAAGATCATAATGCGCTATCGGTCCACTTATATAGATTTTTACTTTACCCATTAATACTTCGTTTTAATTTTAACTTTAACGGAAAGATACAATATTGAAAGCCGTAACCTCATTATACCATTTCTGTCCATCCTTTACAAAATGCGCCTCTATGCGAAGAGACATTCTTACAGTATCCCCCATATTAAGGAGCTCTCCTACGTGTTCCCCATAGTTAAATACTGAAACCACTAGAGAAGTAGGGCGCATACCCGACTGCTCTATAAGATATGTGTATTTCTCCCATGCCTTTCCGGTCTTCGCGCTGACCCCTTCTATTTTTGAAAGAACCTGCATGACCTTTCCTGTTGCTTCTACAATCATGATTTATGGTTTTAATGTTTTACTTATTCTTTTTTGATATTGCTTACGTATTTTCTGCTTTTCCTCCTCCTCGCGTTCAAGATGTATCTGACGAAGCCGTTCCAGTACCCGTCCATCAACTTGCGATATATATTCGGTAACCAGATCAACAAACTGTTCGTAGGAACGACATAATTCGTAGCGTCCTCCAGATGCCTGCACGCATGTCTGATATACTTTCTGTTCTTCCCTTTGTGAAGAACCTGCCTTCATCTCAATGTTGAGGCTTGACCATTTTCCGGCAGGCAGCTGCAATATAAGGTCAGACACTCCGGCATTAGCACCTTCCGCCTTAAGACGCGCTGCCTCAGCCTTGTTTCTATATCCTCCGTTGGGGACGGAAAAGAACAAAGGTTTCAGATGTGGAAATCGGTAATGAAACCAGATCACACACCGGGTCTGTAAATCATGTTCAGGTGATTTGCTCATAACGGAACTATTTATGAATTGGTACGCATGGCTTTCAAGCGGCGGTAAATAGTGCGCTCGCTATATCCCATCTTCTGTGACAATTGCTTCACCGTCATATCCTGTGCCATGGAACGGATATAATGTATTTCTTCAAGATGAAACGAGTACGCATCAAGCATAAGTTCACGCGCCTTTTTATAGATTGAGTTGAGGCTGTGGCGCGTAAGAATATCCTGTATACAGGCAGCCTTTGTGTTGGAATACATGGCACACAGTATATCTATCTCCTGTTTGGTCCAATACGTTCTTTTTATACTCATGAGTTCAAGGTTTTAAAGTGTATTCTTAATATTTGAATGCGTGGCGTAACACATCCTCCGCATTGCATTTCCATTCCGAGTTCTGCCTGTCCCCGGGCTTTGCCATCCGTATTTTCCTCTCAGCCACGAGCCTTTCAAGAACATACCGACCTCCGACCCATCTGGATGCCTCTCTCTT